CGCAGCCCCCCCCCGCCCGCCTCTACGAAGGTCGCCTCGGAAGCCTGCGACTCAAGATCACCTCGCAGCCACGCCACGGCCGCTCCGTATGTTCCGGCGGCGAGCGACCCGCCACCCAGCGCGGCGACCAGCGGCGGCGCCGCGCTGTCGAAGGTCAGGCGCTGCGCGCTGCCGCCGTCGAAGACGAAGAGCCCGGCTGGGCCAGACACGACCACCCGGTTGTTCAGAACCTCGTGCGACACGTCACCTTCGCCGATCGTGACGAGCGCCTCATGCGTCCAGCTGGTCGGATCGACCCGCGCCCACTGATTGCCCAGGGTGCCGAACACGTCGCCATGGAGCGGGCTCTGCCACAGGTTGCGATACGCGGCCGTTGTGACCGGGCGCACGCCTGAGCGTAGCTGCGGCAGGCCGGATTCGGTGATGTCCACGTTGACCGCGTCTCGCACATAGAGCTTCGGCGTATCACCGCCGCGCTGGAGCGCCGCGTCCTCGGCCACGTTGTTGATGCCCGCCATGGGCAGAAGAGGGATGTCCATCAAAAGGCTCCTTTGCGGAACTGGTCGGCGTTGCCGTCGGGGCGGATGAAGTGCACGCCGGGGCGGATGTCGGGCGTCCCAAGCGCAGCCACCGGCTCGGCGCTGTGCGAGAACACCCGCAGCGGGTCGGGCGCAATTGTGCGGCGCGTCACGCGCATGCGCTGGCTGAATGCCTCGACGTCGTACTCTGCGCGCATGGCGTCGAAGCCCTCGGGATCCAGCCCGCGCACGCGGTGCGAGATCCACGAATCTCCCAGCAATTCGGAGTCGATGCCGTCGGGGATCGTCGGCATCAGCGGCCCGACGCGCAGGCCCTGCCACATGTAGGGCGAGTCGTTCTGTCGCGGGTTCCCAAGCCGTTGCATCAGGTTGCCGACGGGGCGAATCTCCCGGTTGAAGAGCTCGATGCGATGCTCTCCGAGATCGGGGCGCTCGACCCCATCGGGCGCAAGCCTGTTGTCCGGAGGCATCGTCACCGCGGGCCTGCCATACAGCGCGGCGGCGAAAGGCTCGAAAAAGCGCACGTAGGCAGTCCCGGGGATCCGCGGGTAGCCCATGCGCAGAGCCCGAATGCCAGGCGGCGCAACAGTGATGCGCGCGTTCTCGACGCGCGGCTTCGGCGGGACAAAATCGAGATCTTCGTGCACCCACCTCACAGATGACGCATAGATGGTGGCATTGCGGTTCTGCACCACCGCACGCCCCCACTGGATATCTGCTCCGCCGCTGCGGCGCTCGTCAATGATGTGCGGCGGCGAACCTCCGGGCACGGGGTGGTTCACCCGCGCCTGGGGGGGGGCCTCGATCCCGGCGTAGACCGTGTGCGGGGAGAGGCGCGGCCTTCCCATGGGCTGCGGCATCAACTCGATGAAATCCGCGCCGTCGGTGCTGGTGTCGCAGTAGATGCGCCGGTGCTTGTGCTCAATGTTCGGCTGCGAGACCGCTTCGTAGTCGTGGAAGCCGAACGGCACGCGGATGCTGTTCGCCGTGATCCTCGCTGATCCGAATAGCGTGCTCGGGTCGGGTTGCTCGACCAGCAGGAATTGCAGATTCAGCGCCGGAGCTGGAACTTGGCCGTACTGCTTGGTTCCTGGTGGGCGGATGCCGTAATGCTCGCCATTCGGATCCTCGGCTCCCGGCGCAAGGCTGTAGTCCGGCACGTACAGCCACACCCACTGCGTTGCCATTGGCGGGGTGCCCGTCTTCTCGACCCTGAGCTTGTCGCTCACGACGACGCTGTTTCGCCCTGCCACAACGATGCTGCGGCGGCTGTCCGCGATGGACGTCCGCCCGAAGATCTGCGTGCTAGATCCTGTCGGGCTGACCGGGCGCCATTGCAGCCGCACGCGCGTGTTGCCGTACTCCTCCATGTTGTAGCCCCGGGCACGCAGTTCGGGCGTCAGGTTGCGCACGACAGGCTCGCCGAACCGATCGACCTGCAACCACCGCGGGGTGATCTTGCGGAAGACGATCGAAAGACTCGCCAGCCCGCTCCCGGCTGCAGGCGCACCAGGCGGCTCGACGTAGCGGGTGTAGAGCCCGACATAGGGTAGATCGATGCGCGGCGGCAGGATGGCGTGCCGAGACTCGAGCGACAGCCTGCGCACCGCATCGGCAATGAACGGGGTGCCGTAAGCGTCGGTCGTGAAATTCCCGATGCGCCTGAGCTCGCGCGATCGGTTTTCTGCCCCGGCCGCGCCAAAGAGCGTTGCGATCGCGCCCGCCGGCTTAAGCGGAAACGCCTTGTTGAACGCACAGGCCCACGATGAGATGTACGGCGGCTCCATGCCCTCGATCGAGAGGCTTCGGATCCGGTGCGACACCATCCCGGCCTTGTAGAACTGCGCTGGGTCTTGCGGCGCCGCACCTTTGGGGAGGATCTGGCGAGCGTTGTTGTCGATCTGAGCGTAACCGAAGCGCGCCGCCACGAAGCCCTGCAGCGGCGCGCGCCGGTTGCGGTTTGCGATTCCGGTCCAGGTCTGCGCCCACTCAGGCGCCTCCAGCCCGCTGCCGGTGATCGGGCGCTGCTCAATGTGCTGGACCAGGTTGAAGGCATGCGCGCGCCCCCAGCGCTCTTCCGGCTGCCGGAAGGTCGTGATCGCCTGCGGCCGCACCTGCTGCTTGAGGTTGTAGGTCGTCGCCAATCCGAACAGCGTGCCGAAGCCATGAGGATAGGCCGACTGCGACTCAGGGATGATGCGCGCGCCCCAGCGGGTCGCCTCGTAGCCGATCGGCCCAAGGTGCCGGGTCGTGCCCACCATCGGACGGGACGCGGCGGGACGCCCGATCGACTCCGGGACCACGTAGCGAACGGCTGGGCTGATTTCGTGGCCGACGCCGCAGAGCGCCGACTCGAATCCACTCCCGATCATTCCTCGGACGCTGTGCTCAACCCGGGCCGCGCCATAGATGTCCGTCTTGGCGCCACCCCCATCGAGCGACAGGAGACGGCGCTTGGGTGCCACGGCGCCGTCTCCAAAGGTCGCGGCATCCAGGCCGGGCGTGCCGAGCTCGCGGAGCCCGTAATCGATCCACGGCCCCGGCATCAGGAGCGAATCGAATCCGGTTGGCGCGAAGCTGGGCGTCTTCGTGAGCGTCGGCGCCGAAACCTGCGGGAATGGCGCCGGCAGGCCGGTCGTCATCAGCGCCCGGTGCCGGTAGCCCGCAGCCGCATCGCCGACCCTCAGCGCCTCAAACCCGGGCGGCGAAAGGTCCAGCGCTGCGTTCTCGATCGTCGCAGCGCCGGGGCGAGTCGCCATGAAGCCAGTGACCGGAACAAGGCGGTTCAGCGCGGTCACGCTGCCCCAGGCGCTGACCTCGAGCGACACGAAGCCATGTACTGCAACGGCCCTGCGCGTCAGGCGGACGCCGATGTCGCCGAAGACCGCGGAGACCGGAGAGGCCGCGTGCAGCACCTTGCTGGCGCGATCGCGTACTCGCGGGAATCCGACCTCTGGCGTGGGCACGCCTGCCGGCAGCGCATAACTGTCCTTGTCCCGGATCTGGGCCGCGCCGAAGCGCAGCGCGTCGAAGCCGACGGGGTGCGGCGGCCGCTGCGCCCGCTGGTCGCCATACGCGGTGGCAACGTAGCCGCTCGGCCGGATGGAGCGCGGGTCGAGCCAGGGCGAACCGATGCCCAGGGCGCTGAAGCCGGATGGTCGCGCCGTCTGGTCCGCGGTCGTGTTGATGACCGTCGGCTTCGGAGCGTCGAGCGCGGAGATCCCGCTCGGTGTGACGTACTTGACCCCCCCCTGCACGAACGCCGCGGTGAATGCGGTCTGAACGCCCATCGTGACGGGGAGGTAGCGCCGGAAGTTCTCGACCTTGGCCGCACCGAACGCACCAGCGGCAAAGCCGACGGCCTGCACCGTTACAGCCGGGAGGTCTGCCCAGGTCGCATCGGCCGCCAACCTTTCGGGCGGCGAGTAGGGATCACGACCGAACCAACTTGCGTCCGCCGAGAGCCGATTCGGCTTCGCGTAGCTCATGGCAAGTCGATGCGGTCGATCAGGTCGTTGTGCAGCAGCCCGGCCTCGTCATCCAGGACGATGCGCTGCACCTCGCCGACGTAGTCGACGGCGATCTCGTATCGTCCGCGATCAGTTGGAGTCAAGTCGTCTGCGTCCGGAAATGGGCGCGCGGGCGGCGTGAAATTGCCCGTGTAGCGCGCGACGCCCCTTGTGATTCTCAGGTCGCTCATGTAGCCGACTAGCCTTTCCGATCCATCGACCCAAGAGCCAATGATTGCCGACCCCGCGGGCGGCCCGCCCATCAATGAGAACGTGTGCTGCAAAACTCCACTGACAAACAGTCGGTGCGTGTCTCCCTCTTTTGACCATGCGCAATGTACGAGCTCATTTAGCGGCACAACGGCGCCGCCACTGTAAACAGTTCCATTCCACACCGACAGAAACCCGGTAGCTCCTCGCCGGTAAAACTCGTAGCCCGGCAGCGTGATAATCGCCCTAGTTCCAACGCCGGACGAAAATTCGACCCAAGCCTCTACGGTGAAATCTACTCCGCTCAGATCCGGCGTAGAAATAGCAATTTGTGCCGAGCCGTCGAAGTAAGCCATCCCGCCGCTGGCCACTACGCCTGAACTTGAACTCGCTCCCCCTTTCTCATCTGCGAACGTCGTCGCGCCATCTGGCCCGCTCATGTGCATGGCGAGGATGACGTCATTCCAGTACGGATCAACTGTAGTTTGGACTGGCCCGCCTTGCGTGACGGTTTCACCCAGCATCGCTCCGGTCGAACGCGAGTAGATCCGCACAATCCGGTCCGGCGCCGGCTGCCCGGCGTCGTCGTACACCACCCCGGCGATGACCGACGTTGCCATCCTTTACTCCTTGTTTTTCAGCGCGCCGAACGGCGTTTCGTTCGGCCAATACCCCTTTTCCGCGTGCCAGCGCACGTACTCTTCGAGCACGTCGAGGCCAGTCCCGCGCGAGCGCAGAAAGTTCGCGGCGTGCTGCTCAGAGTCGTGGCGCGACATGTTGCGCATGCGCTCTGCAGCGAACATTTGGAACGGCGGCAGGAAGGGCAGCCGCTGGATCTCCGCGGCGGCCTGGGCCGGATCCTCGTGCATCGTGATCGGCTTCGGAGCGATCCCCTCGGCGGAAACTCGGATGGGGGGCGGCTTGTTGGTCTGAACACCCATGTCGTGCACTCCTGCGCGCCGCGCCTTAGACCTTGAAGATCTTGTTGGCGCCGTTGTCCCAGGTAACGATGATGTCGCCACCATTCGGTGTGATCGGCAAGCCGGTCGCGGTGTCGATGTAGGCAATCAGCGGGCTCGTGGACTCGGTGCCTGTGTCGACGTAGATGACGATCGCCTCGATCGACGGCCCGGAGACGCTCGTGAAGGTGACGTCCGCTCCGTCAGCCGCACCGCCAACGGTGGCCTTGGCGGTCAGCGTGACCGGGCCGGCGATGCGCGCAGAGCTCGAAATGTCCGACAGATACTGATGGACCGAGGTCTGCGGCGTGTAGGCGCTGGTATCGACCAGGATCACTTTGATCGTGTCGGTCATCCAGTTGATCTGCGCCTCGAGAAAGCGCTGCCGGGCGAAGTCGTATAAAGTGTTGGCCATGACTTGATGCTCCTAGTGTCATGGCGCACTCCTGCGCGCCGGGGGTGGCCGTTAGGCCGAATCTTTCTGTCCTTCCAGCCGTGCAATGCGCTCGGCGAGCCCGCGCACCGCGAAGGCCAGCAGTTGGTCGTAGCGCAGGCTGTAGCGGTCGCCGGCCTCCTGCACAACTTCGGTTCTCGCCGGCGCGAGCTCGATCTCGCGTCCGTCTGCGTCCTCGCCGATCTCGGCCGGGTGCTCGACCGTGCGCGCATCCCACTGGTCGTGGCACACCATGCCGTAGCGCATCGGGTCGAGGCCGTGGGCATGCATGATCTCGATCACGCGCTGCACGGTCACGCCGGTGTGCAGACGTGCGGCATCGCCCTTGTGGGCCAGCGCATTGAGCCACTGAAAGATGCCGATCTCGCGCGACAGCGCCATCGCGGCGGCCAGCTCGCCCTGCTCCAGCGGTCGCACCTGGGTTTTGAGCCGGGCGTCGGAGGTGTTGATGGTCCCGGAAACCGCATAGATCTGAGACCAGCGCTTGCTGGCCACGCCGCAGTTGCCGCCGTCGTCGTTGTACGGGCCGGCATCACCATTGACGGCAAGCATTGTCGTCGGAGTGATGTTCTCATGCCCGACCGTCAGCGATCCGAGAATGGAGCTGTAGTCCCGCGTGACGAACACGTCGCGCCCGAGCGCAGACTTGTATTCCATGACAAAGAACTGACTGAGGCGGAACGTACTCGATGCCTGGAAGTTGCTAAACGAATACCGAATTCGGTCAAGTCCATTTATGCCCGAGTTTACGACACGCGTGAAAGTGCCGTAGGGGTAATCAGTCTTGCTGGCGATTTGCGTCCAGACCCCGGTTACGGCGTCTCGGATCTCGATCGTGAAGTTTTTTGCCCTGAAAGCGTTGCCGCCGGAGAAGCCGATTGCGTTCGTATACCTAAACACGCGATGCGGAGTGACCTCGAAGACAACCGGCGGATTTGTGAGCGTCGAAACGCTGAAGCCCAGCGCTAACGTTCCGCAGTCGAACAGATTATTCAGGTCGCCGGCGGTCCCAGAGTTCGGTGTGTGCCCGGAGGTAATGGCGACACTCCCGCCTCGCATCAAGAGATAGGCAAGGTCGTTCGAGTAGTACGGCAAAACGCACGTCCCCTCGTCCTCCGGGTGCAGGTTGTGCGTAACCTCGGATAGAAGGGTCATGCCTTCCGCCCCAGTACGCACAGCTCCACGGATCACCGAGTTGGCCCGCAAGGTTGTGACCGTGAGGTTGCAGCCGTTGAGGAGCGCCACCAGCGCGCTCGTTGTCAGGTTCCCGTTGTGATAAACGGTGTGCCAAGAAGACCACGAGCCCGTAATTCGGCTGCGAAAGTACAATTCGCTGGAGCCTGCAGCTATCTGAATAAGGTTTCCGCCGCTACTAGACATCACTAGGTACGGTTGATAGGAGCCGCTCCCAGGCGGCCTATTGGCCGCGGACGCCCCTGGTCCTCCCCATATGCCTGGGACGATCGCGTCGTTGTAGTCGTTCGGTCCCTGCACTGCTGGATCGCCGAACTCGAACGCCGACTTGCCGCCGCGAAGCACATCCCTCAGAACCTCGATCGCCATCGCTTACGCCCTCACCAGCACACGGTAGGCGTTCGCCGTGGGTGCCGTATCGAAGAGGATGGCGATGGCGTTCACGCTCGTGCGCTGCACCTCGACCAGCACCGAGTCGTAGTTCCCGCTGTTGCGGAACACCTCGACGGTCACATCACGGGTGTTCAGGTTGTGGGTCACGGTGTAGCTGGTCGCCGCACCATCGCCGATGTTCGCGCTGTACTTCCTCGTTGCCCACGGCGAGGCGGCCAGGGTCGCAGGCGTCACGACCTTGGAGGTGTTTGCGCCGGCGTCGACCTCGGCTTGGGTGGCGAGCGTCACCGTGCCGGCGGTGCTGGTGGTGGCCGGCGGCACGGATGCGCCGAAGGTCGTCCACGAGAGCGCTGTGGTGCCCAGCGTCGCATTCACGACGGACTGCCGGAACGAGGCGCCGGCCGAAGTGCCCTCCTCGATCGTCGTGATCGCTTGCTCGAGCTCGGCAGCGGTGCTGGCGTCCAGGGCGCGTGTCATGAGGACGGCCGCGCCGTTCCACACGTAGATGCCGTTCTCGGCGCCTGCGGTTTGCGCGCGCACCAGCACGCGATCGCCGGCCGCCATGGTCACGCCGTCGATGCTCGCGCCCGGAGACGACAGGTTGAGGTTGCCTTGCGTCGAAACGCGGCACGAGTCCTTCCATGCGAGCCCTTCGACCGCCGAGTCCACGTAGGACTTGGTTGCGGCGTCCTGCGGGTTCGCCGGGTCGGGGAGGTTGAGGATCTTGCGGGCGTTGCCGAAATCGAGTGACCGTTGAACGTCGAGTGCCATGCGAGGCTCCTTATGTGCAGATGGCGTAGCCCGCCGTCGGGGCGTCGAAGTAGATCAGGGCTTGGTTGTCGGATGCATGGACGACCTCGGCCCACATTTCGCGCCCGCCCATGCTGAACACGCTCACCAGCGGACGGCTGCCGAAGTTGTGATTCACGGTCCAGGTGTCAGCCGGTGCGGTCTGGTTGTGGCGGTGGTAGGGCGCCGCCGGGCCGGCGGGGCCTTGCTGGCCGGCGGCCACGATCGCGCG